AAATTGTTGGCTTCTGCTTCTCTTCAATAAAAATTGGAAGGTTGCGGAACTGAGCTATCGTGCCAGTAAGCTTTTCAAACATCCCGTCATAAATTTCCCCATTGTGCAGATTGTTATATGGGATATGCCCTAATGCTGAGATCATGCGGTTGGTTAGGGTTGGTGTGTCCATCTCAGCAGAGATAAATAAAACTGGCATGTTGTAGCGCTTAGCAGTTTGCATTGCACACATCTGCGCGAGTGTTGACTTGCCACTACCCGGACGACCACCAATAACACAAAAATGTCCTTTCTCGATTGTGCCAAGAAGGTTATCTAAGTGAGGAATATTAAATTGAACTCCAATAAACCCTTTTTCTTCCTTCTGGGCGATTTTCTTCTCGAAACGTTCTAAAGTTTTTTCTAAGGCTTGGTTGAAATCAAAACCAGTTTGCTTCTGTTCGATAGTGCTACTTGATGTGCTGAATAGGTTCTCAGCTTCAAGGTAAATATCACTTACTGTTAAGTCTTTTGCCCGTCCAGCAATGGCAAGTCCAATGCCTTCAACTTCACGGTGATTTTTTAACTTTGTTAATTCAGCAACAAAGTATTCAAGGTGATGCACACTACCTATAGCGCTGTTTAGTTGAATTAAATATTCTTCACCGCCGATATCGTTTAGCAGATTTCTTTCTTGAAGATGCTTGCCAACGAATACAGCGTCATATGGCATATCAGCATTTGATAACTCAACAATGGCGCGATAAATGATTTTGTGTCGTCCAGCGAAGAAATGTTCCTCAGTCAAATCGTTTGCAACTACTTCAAGTGAGTTGCTTGTTGTCATGAGTGCAACAAGAACACTCTGCTCAATAGAAATATTTTGGATATCAGAACTCATTACCAATCTCCATAATTAAGATCAGCATTTTTCATATCTGCTGGTGTTTGTTGTTGTGCAGAACCATTCAAAGTTTCAAATGCTGGCTTCCAGTTGTAACGACTAGCAAACCCAATCCACGATTCACTCAAAACAATACGAGCTGCATCATTAGTTGAAATCCCTGCATTGCAGCTTTCGTGGTAATGCTTGATCACAGCATCAAGAGTTAATGGTTTTTTAAGGGTCTTACGGTATTCATTGAATCGTTTAGCAACCTCAAGATCTAAACCGATAGCGACAAGAGCTTCACATGGTTTCTTCCCTTTCAAGATTTTTTCAAGCTCAGCCGTGCTTAACTTACTATCTGTAGTAATCTCTGTAGTATTCTCTGTATATGTGTCACCCTCCAGGTGGGGAGGGTCTTCCCTGTAGGGTGGGAGGTCATGACTTTCAAGTGAGGAGGGTCCTACCTTAGAAGTTAGGAGGGTGGTCACTTCAAAGAGAACATGGGTAACTAATTCAATGAACAAAACATTGCTAAGTTTTTGACCATTTACATCTACAGAGCGGAAATGACGCTTGATCACGCCGAACTTTTCAAGACGATCTAATGCTTCTTTAACTTGCTTCCTTGAGAACCCAAATTGATCTGCTAGACTCTGATATGAGCGTTGCAATAAATCAGCTTTGAATTTTTTCTTTACCGAAACGATATGCCCAGAATCTTCATCACGGACAATAGTCGGACGGTGCCAATAAACAATTTCTGAAAGCAAAATGACCGCATTTGTATCGGGCTTTCCATTTTCCAATTTGAAAGTATTAAACCAATTAGCAGGAATGACATTGCCTTCAATATTGAGGCTGGCAATTTTGTCTACAACCGGATGACCTGTGGTGTATAAGCTCATACAACACCACCTTGCTTAAATTCCTTATACAGCTCATCAATTTCTTCAATGAAGAAACTATCTAAATCAGAGTCATATAAGCGTTTTAAAGCTCCATATCGATTTACAAACTCAGGGTACTTAGATTCGTACCACTGAATAAAATTAAAAGTGGTTTTACTCATCTAGTTCCCCTTCTCTGTTGTTTCTGCTAATATTGAATGGTTCATTTAATCTACCTTGTTTGAACACTAAGCCTGATCGACGAAATCAGGCTTTTTCTTTATATCCAAGCTCAAAACACATGCCGAAATCTTCAATGTCATCTTGAAAAAGATCGTCAATGGTTTGCTTGCTTTCCATCCACGCTTTTGACATCACAAAAAGCGCATTCAGCTTTTCTTCACTAATCATTCGATATTTCTTGAGTACAGTTTTAAATCCAAGAATGTCCAATAGCACCAAACAGCTCTCAAGCTCAGTCAAGCCATTGGATTTTCTATCATTTTTCATTCGTGATAATGTGCTTGGATCAATCCCCAACTGTTCAGCAACCTGACTTTGATTGCTTGATGCAAGGGCTTGCAAAACTCTAGAAACTTCATTTCTAGCCCTTGCACTCAATTCGGTTGATACTTTGCTCATGGTTTAGTTCCTAAGCGGTTAATGCTTGTAAATCGGCTTTAAGTTTGCCTTTGGTTTTGACTTGCAGGACTGCTTGAGTTCTGGCTGGTATACCGTTGTTTTCCCACTTCCAAAGGGTCACAGTTGAATATCCAGTTTTTTCAGACAACTCTTTTCGATTTTTGCAGTCGTGGTATGTCATGAGATCACGTAATTTTCATGGTTACACCGAGTTAACTATGGTTAATAAATCCAATTTACCACTTGTTAACCATAGTTTCAATAGATCGTATTAACATTAGTTAATGTTTTTGGAATATTTGTTATGTCTTTACACTCTCGAATTAGGCAAAAACTTGAAGAAAAAAAATTAAGAGCCGCTGATTTAGCAAGAGCAACAAAAAAATCTCCTGTTGCTGTAAAGAAATGGCTAGATGGCACTAGCGTCCCTACAGCGGAAAACTTGAAAGTCATAGCGAAATTTTTAGGTGTGAGTGACGATTGGTTGCTTTATGGCGGACCGGTTGAACAGGAATCGAACAATTTACCTCAATTAAATGTTCTTGATATTGAAGCCTTTAAGCAGAAGTACAATATTCCAGATAGTGAAGAAGCTGTTAAATTTGTCCAAACACCAACTAAGCCATTCCCTATTCAAAAAAGATATGTCCCTGTTAAAGCCTATTCAAAGATGGGTATGGATGGGTATTTCACAGATATGGGATATGATGGGAACGCAGGTGATGGATATGTTCCAACTCATACAGCGGGTCCAAGAGCCTATGGTATTAAAGGCACTGGCGACTCAATGTTTCCAGCAATTCGGAACGGTTGGTATGTAGTTTGCGATCCAGATGCTGAACCAGTTCCAACTGAATTTGTACAAGTGTGCTTAAAGGATGGACGCTGCACAATTAAGGAATTTGTTGGAATAAATGGTGGGGTTTTGAGTTTGTTGGCTGTTAATGGTGGCGAACGCCTATCTTTTGACATGGATGAAGTTGAAAGTATTACCGCTATTACAGATATCGTGCCGCCAAGTCAGCACAGACAAGAACATCCTTATTCGCATTAATCACAGGAAGACTTATGAACAACTCTAAACTACCAATCAACCAGATTATTGCCCGTATCAATGATGCTGCGAAACATGGTGAAGCTTTGGTGCTAACAGCCGAAGAAGTGAAGATTCTTTCTAAAGATATTGGCGACAAAGTCTTTATTCCTGTGCTTACTAATGAGCAGGTCGTGCAGTTGGTAAAAGAAGGAAAGCTAGGCCAGAAAATTAATAACACCAAAGATTAATAAGCTGTGAACCCGACACAGTCCTAGAACAGATCGGGAGGAGACAAAATGCAACAATTTCAAGTAAATTCTGAATTAATTGGAGCTGTCGCTTACGACTCTGCGAGCTATACAATGTATGTAAAGTTCGTAGATCAAGGGGTTCTTGCTATTCAACAAATACCTACTGATGATTTTAATAACTTTCTTGCCTCTCAAGACAAAGATGCTTTCCTGAAAGAGCAACTGATGATAAATGCAGATTATAGAAAACGTATTCAAACGCGAAGTGCAATTGCTAAAAGTCTATTTCAGGGTTAAGCTCTTTTAGATTATCAAGCAGACCCGTGATATCTATTTTCACCAGACTAATTGAGTTCCTCTTCTCAACCATATCTAGCGCGAATAAAATGTCAGTTGGGTCTGCTCTCACTAATGTTTGTTCTTTGAGTTGAACAGGACATCCATGCAATAACAACCACATACCCTTCGGTAATATAATATCCTTTTTGAGCAGTTCCATTTCTTCAAAAGCTTTTTTGAAGCAAGGGTCTATATGTTCCATAATAAACTCCAAATAACCCACCCCGTGTGGGTTTTCTTTTGTCTATTAAAACATGAATTATAGTTAATAAAAAGATTAACCAATGTTAACTTTTCTCTTGACTAAAAAATTAACCATAGTTAATATTATCTCATCAACAAACAAAAACCGCCATAGGGGTCAGAGTCTAGGCGGTTTGCATCTAATGCGGAGATAAGTATGAATCAAAGAATTGAAAAGTACAAGTTTAGCCAAGCCTTTAGGGATGGCTCGAAAGCATTCCTAGCTTTCTGGGTTATCACCTTCATTGTATTTGCATTCCTAAAAGGCTGTGCCGACGAGCAATACGCCAACGAACTCAAAGCAAAACAGAACATGTATGTGCGTGTGCAAGTGGAAGGTGCCTCATGATCATAGCCATTTTATACATCTTGATGTTTAACCTCATCTTGGCGGCTCACTGGGGGATTATCTAATGAATATGTTAGCCCTTAAACCCGAATTGCTGTGCCCTTCTTTCCCTTACTTGGACCTATCTACAGACATCCAAGTTGAAGGTGAAACGGTTTATTTCGACCTAACTTACGGCTGCAATGTACTTAACTGCCAGATCAAAGCTGAAACGACATATGACACTCGTGAAGTAACTGATCAGTCCAGTGGTTGTGCCCGTGACCAAGAATATGAAGTGCTTGTGGTAGACACAAAAACTCATGCTGTAGTGACTGATAAAGACGGTATTGAGTCACCAATCGGCCTTCTATTTCAACTCACATCAACACAAGTGGCTGACTTAAACGAGCAGCTTAAATACTACGCCGAAGAATTGGCAGATGAAGAAGCGGGAGTGGTGTGATGGAGTGGATTAGTGTTGAAGAAAGGCTTCCAGCATTCCAAGAAGAAACAAGTATTTTATGCCTACTTAAAGATCAGCAAAAAGGGTTTTGGTATCCACGCCCTTACGCTCTTTTGATCGAAGTTGGCTGGTGGATACCACAAAAAGAAATATTTGTTTGCGATGGCGTTGAAGATGCGAAACACATCATTTCTCACTGGATGCCACTACCAGAACCACCAAAGAATTAGGAGAAGATTATGAATGCGCCATAGGCCATTCATAACTCAAATGACGAATGAGGAATGAAAAATGAGTATTGCAACATTAATTTTAGGCCAGTCAGGCACTGGTAAATCTACAAGTCTTCGCAACCTAAATCCAAATGATGTTTTGTTGATTCAGGTGGTGAAAAAGCCCCTCCCTTTCCGTTCTGCTGAATGGAAGTACCTTTCAAAAGATGGTGGCTCTATTTATGTGACAGATAGCCCAGAAGTGATTATCAAGCGTATGCAGCAAACATCTAAGCCAATCATCATTATTGATGACTATCAATATGTTATGGCAAATGAATATATGCGCAGAAGCACTGAAACTGGCTTCAACAAGTTCACTGAAATTGGGCGCAAAACTTGGGATGTATTCACAGAAGCTTCAAACCTTGCAGACAACAAGCGCGTCTACATTTTAAGCCACACAGAAGAGGCTGAATCTGGCAAAACCAAGATTAAAACTATTGGAAAAATGCTAGACGAAAAAATCACATTAGAAGGAATGGTAACCATCTGTCTTCAAACAGGTGTTATCAACGAACAATATATTTTTCATACCAAAAACAGCGGGTTAAACACTGTTAAATCCCCTATCGGCTTATTTGAGTCTGACCATATTGAAAACGATTTAGAGGCCGTTGATACAGCTATCTGTGATTACTACGGAATAGCAAAAACTGAAACACAAACAACTACTGAAACAGCATAAGAGGTAATAATCATGGGTAACTATCAAGCATTTAATTTGAATACTGAATCAGCAAAACAAGCTGATGCAGGTGGACGTATTGAAACTACTGGTAAATACGTTGGTGTAATTAAATCAATGGAGTTTGTAACCTCTAAACAAGGTACACAAGGTTTTGAAATCAACTTTGAGTCTGATTCAAAGGAGTTTACAAACTTCACTATATGGACTGTCAAAGCTGATGGTACTGCACTTTCAGGTGTCCATAAAATTAATGCGATTATGGCTTGTGCGAGTGTTAAGAGCCTCACACCTACGGATCAAAAATTAGAGAAATATGATTTTGATCTTAAACAAAAAGTACAACAAACATGTGTAGTTGCGCCTGAAATGACCAATAAGCGTATTGGTGTTTTGCTACAGCGCGAAAATTACTTAAATGGAAGTGGTCAGCAACGCCATCAAATGAATTTCTTCGCTTCATTTAATGCAGATAGTGAATTAATGGCTAAAGAAATTCTTGAGCGTAAAACTTCACCCGAATTACTGCCTAAAGCACTTGATCGATTAATTGCCATGGGTGATGCACAACGTGCGCAGCAAAATGCACCGCAACAATCTGGTGGCTATGGTCAATATTCACAAACTCAAGGTAATCAATCTTCTGATTTAGATGACGACCTACCGTTCTAATTATTGTCAAGAATCGAGGGCTAATGAAAGCCCTCAATCCTGGGGAGGATTATTATGACAACTTTATATGACATTGGATATGACCTAGCTGAACAGGTTGAGCGAATTCAAGATCTTTTAGCTGAAGGTGCAAGTTCCGATAGTGAAGAAGTTCAACTGTTGCTGGAAGGCATGGTTGCTAAAGAAGGCGAATGGAAAGAAAAGTCAAAGCGTGTGGCAAAGTTTGTCCATCAAATGATGTTGGAAGAAAAACTGATAGCTACTGAGGCACAGCGTCTTTCTGATAAAGCCAAACGTATTAAAAGTACATATGGATATCTTCACGATCTTTTACTAGATCAAATGCTTGAGTTTGGTGTCAGTGAAATTGAAGATCCAGTTCTTTCAATCAAGGTAAAAGAAAATCCTTGGTCTGTAGTTGTAAAAAACGAGGAAGAAATTCCGGCTCAATTTAAACGAGAAAAAACTACAGTCGAAGTAGATAAGCGCGCCCTACTCAATGCTCGTGAATCTATCACTGATATCAAAGGCATTGAGTTCATTAGAACTAAAAAATTGGCATTTAAGTAAGGTGGCAGCATGAACGACTTAGAAATAAACGGATATAAGATTTTTACAAATCCTGATGAAGCTGTTTATGCAGCTAAATCAAAAGAAGATGTCTATAACTATTTCGTTGAAAACTATGGCTCTACTGAAGAATGCCAAGATGAATCAAAAGAACAATTTATTAATAACTTGAATGAGGTTGAGCTTGATAGTGACTGTGCTCAGAGAAACCGAGAGTGGATTAATGAAGATACAGGGATGATTTCAACATCATCCTACTATCAAGAATATAAACATGTTGCTTCTAAAGATGAAGGAACAGAAGTAATCGCATTTTTAGTCTGGTGAGGGCAGCAGCATGACAGATCAAGAATACAGAGGGAATATGAACTACCCTTTTCAAGATCATATCGTTTTGAATGTCGAAGAAAATGTTGTTCCTTTTCCAAGAACAAATCTGCATAAGTGCCAACATGCTCAAGTTGAAATTGACACTAAAGCTTTGGAACTTACATGCATGAAGTGTGGAGCAAAAGTAAACCCTGTGATGTGGATCAAAGACACTATGAAGTATTGGTCCCGACAGCAAGCAAGGATTACAGAGCAGAAAAAGCAGATTAGTGAAGACCTTGATGAGCTTAAGAAAAGAGCAAGAACCAAGTGTCAGCACTGCAACAAGATGACTGCTATTAACTTAAAGAATTTCAAATTTACATTAATTGGGTGATGACATGACAGATTTGAATAAGGAAAGAGAGGCTTTTGAGAAGCTTTCGGAAATTGCAGAAATACTGAATGAGGAAAAATCTCATTTTAATGGTGATTTTTACGACTTACCATTCAACTCATGTGCAGAATCATTTATCAATGGAGCTTGGTATGCATGGCAAGAAAAAGCCAAAGCTCAGGCGGTGCTAGATACTCAACAAAAGCTTACAGATACATATTATTTGGAAGGCTCAGATTATGTAGTTGATTGCCCTTTCGAATATGACATTGAAATAGATAAGGGAGAAGTGCTTGAGTTGCAAAAATGGCAACGTACTGAGTCAACAAAAGTATATTTTGCAAATATCTATAAAGATGAAGATAACTTTGAAATTCTTCAATTCGCTTCAAAAGCCGAAGCTGAAAATGCAGTTGCAGAAAACTTGAAGTTTTTAGAAGCAAGCGAATCGGGAGCTGAGGAATGAGTGAATTATATAGTAGCCAAGCTGTCATAGATGTTCTTAATGAAAGAGAGCGTCAGATCCAGATCAAAGGCTGGACAAGTGAACATGATGATAAGTACGAGCAAAATGAATTGGTGCGCGCTGGTGCTGGATATGCGAATCACGTAGTTGAAAGAGGGTGGGTTTACAGCGACTATGGAGCAGAAGCCTATCAGGATGAAGAAGTGCCAGACTTTTGGCCTTGGGGTGATTGCTATTGGAAGCCAAAAAGCCCAAGACAAGATCTGGTTCGTGCAGCCGCTTTATTAATTGCGGAGATTGAGCGTCTTGATCGAGAAGTTAAAGCGGAAAGTATGGAGGATTTATGACAGAGGTTAAATTTGTTTCTATGCCTGCATCCGAATTGGCTCAGGTCATCGAAAAGGCATGTGAGAATGCAGTAACTAAAGTTTTAGCAGCCCAAGGCGATGAGCTGCTTAACATTACGCAATTATGTGAACGTATACCGGGCTTATCCTACCATTCATTTAAGAAGTTAGCCAAAGAGCATAGATTCAAAGATATTAAAGGCCGTTATTCGCTTACGGCTGTGAAAGCCGCGCTGCAATCTCACTAGATGTGGGATTGTAGTAAATCATCGCACGCCGCGGATTACTCCACCCAAACATTTTACACAGATCAAGCAGCGGGATTTTTAAAGCAATTTTAGTTGCTGCAGTATGGCGGCTATCATGGAAAGTAAAACCTTCTAAACCCGCTTCTAACTTAGCATCACGAAATTCATCGGTTGCATCATCGCTAGTTATGCTAAATACATACCCTTGCTTTTTTGGGCCGATGGATTTAAAGATCTCAACCGCTTGGGAGCTTAAAGGCACTTCCCTTGCACGACCATTTTTTGTAAGGTCTAAAATTAAATAGCTTTTACTCAATCTAATTTTTTCCCATTTCAGATTGCAAATTTCTGAAAGTCTCATTCCAGTTTGTAAAGCGATTAAAAAGATATAGCGCATCTCAGTAGATAAGAAAGGTAATAAAATTTCTATTTCTTCATCACTAATTACACGTTCTCGATGCGGTGATTCTGAAGGGAACTTAATTTCACGTAGAGGGTTCACTGATAGCCATCGCTTGACCTCAATGCACCAAGTAAAAAAAGCTGACAGCAAAATAAACTCACGCCTAATCGTGGCACCTTTAACATTTAAAAGCCTTTGCTCACGCCATTCTGTTAAGAAGTCTTTATTAACTTGAATGAGCGGCTGATCTACATACATGGCTTTTAATAAAAAGTTTATTTTTCTTCGTTCTTTTTCATAGCCACGTTTATTAATAGAGACAGTATCACGGTACTCAATTAAGGCATCTTTAAATATAATATGGTCGAAAATCTCTAACTTTTCATTCTTTAATCTTACTTCTGTTTCTTGCGCCCACTTCTTTGCATCGCGCAAAGTATCAAATGTTTTTGATTTAGCCGGATGCGGCTTAATTCTAACAGTAGCTGTCACTCTACCATTGCGTTTTTGAAAGGTCGCCATTGTTTAAAATCTTGCTGCACTTTTGTTGCACTTGATTTTAAATTCTATGCAAATTGAATTGCAAGCAAATTAAATATAATTTATAAGTAATTGTTTTTTATAATTATTAAACAAATGAAATTTGATTAAATTTAATAAAAAGCGCTCAATTTAGAGCG